TGACTCCCATACATCAAGTGCGAATCTTGGTGATACAAGCACCTTATCCTCTGCAATAAGTTTAATCTGCATCTGCACGATACCTGCCTCAAGGGTGTCTGTGTCTAATACTTTGTACACAACCTCATTGCCATCGATATCGCAATCATTAACGCAAAGCACTCCACTTGGTGTGGTTACATACATAGCAGCAGAAACACTATTATCCAAAGGAATCTCGTAGGATTCTTTGCCATCAGTTAACGATATTCTCAATTCCCTTGATAGCGCATCGCCTGTCTCAAATCCCTGGAGTGTCCTCTGCACTCCGTTGCGATTTGTATCAAGAGTAATTCTATATGTAATAAGCTCCATCGCCTTTACTCCTTTCAATATTTTAAGCATATAAAAAATGGCAAGCATATTTCTATGTTTGCCACTTCTGTTTACTCGATATAAAGACTATCCCACATTCTGCCTATCGTTGCATTCCATAAAGCTACGATATCTTTCATAGCTCCTGATATTGGAACACCACTTGCTTCTGATATACCCTGCATCAGGCTATAGAAGTTTTTGTAGGTAAAGCCCTTTTTAATAAATCCATTGTATGCATAATAGAGTCTTGTTGCAAAATCATATTCTGATCTGCCAATCTTATTTCCCTCTAGTGAATCAATGATATCCTTTATTACAGGAATCTTTCCAAGAGGATTGATCTCGCTCTTAAACTGTTCAATGATTCTCGCAAGGATTGTATCCTCATCGTCATCATCATCGATTGGGTTTCTAAGTGCTGAGATTACCCCTCGTAATGCTGATTCGATAACAGCTCCTGCTACATAACATCCTGCTGCTTTTACTACCTTGTCGCCATACTTTGAAAGTGCCTGTCCAAGATTATGTGTCTTGCGATATTCATTAGACATCTCTGCAAATCCATCCATAACCATGTTATAGGCTACTGTAGGCTCTGACATAAATGCTGTGGCAATTTGATCAAATGGATTCTTTGATCTCATAAGTTGGCTTCTAGTCATAGTAGAATCGACAACCTGTGTGCCATAGATTACTTCTCTGAATCTGTCTGCTACAAGTTTCTTAAACTCATCACCACTAACACCTGGATGCTTATCCTTTATCTCATACTCACAAGCAATGTATATCGCACTCCATGTAACATCATCCATAAGCTGTGCGCCATCCATAGACCTTGTGATGATTTGATCCTTGATTCCGTCATCACCTAAGATGTTATGCTCAAGTCCTCTTGATATATTGGTATCAAAGTTTCCAAAATCTTTCCAAGCTGATATACCACAGTTTTCCTTTGGTACATTTATGTCTCTTGCTACTCTAACAGGATTGCTTAAAGCTTTTGCAAGGTACTTAGGATTCATCACATATCCTGCTCTGATGTATGACAATGGCTGAAGCAATGCAACCTGTAAGTTAGCACCAACAGCAGCAGCCTTATAATTTCTTATAAGTGTTTTTGTAAGTGTTACTTCCTGCTTTACTGTCTGACTACCATTAAGGTCTACAAGGAGCTTATTGATATACTCAAGACACTTGCTTCCGTATGCATCTTTAAGTACCTGTCTTGTATTCTCGACTTCTCTCTGTGATCCCTCTGTTAAGGTAACCTCTTTATAGTTAAGCACTTTGAATACATCCAGGATTGGTAATGCAAGTGTGTTGTACTTTGCCATATCTGATGTATGTGCTACAAAGGTTGAGAAGATATCGCCAATCATTATCTTGTTAGCAGCATTCTGTGTGAGCTTCTTAGTGAATGAAAGGTTAAGTAGTCTAAATATACTTGACTCCTGCTGTTCCTTTGCTTCCTTACCAATTACATCTGAATCCACATTGATTGGAAAATAGTTTTCCTCTGTGAAAGCTCTTATACCAAATCGCTTCATGGTGATTTCATTTCCCCATTCTGCGCAGGTGGTACTCATAAACTTCTGTAATCCATCAGCCACACTCTTCTGCTGATCCGTAAGCTCTGAGATAATCTGATTAAGCGCATCCTCTGTAATCGTAAGTCTCTGCTGAGATGTGGTCTTATTCTTCTCTTTGATGTTATCAATTGTGATACCATCCTTAAGAATATGTCCCATTGCCTGCTCTCGCTTTGACAAACAGTAAAGGCTCATTATCTGTGTTGATGTCATCTTAACATCTACAAGCTTTCCATCCTCGCCATTAGCTACCTCATCAACTGTTGCAGCCTCTCTTAGCTGAATGGTATGTATTTCGTTTCTCCACTTATTAAGCTCTGATGTATCAGCCTCGCCTTTCTTATTTACTACTCCACTATCCTTAAGTACATCTCTGAATGCTTTCTTGATGTCATTTACTCTAAATGCAAATGCATCCCATCCATCCTGAAGCTCTGTAAAGATTTCTGTACCACCATCGCCAAGATGTTTAAAGAAGTAATATGGTGTAGCTTGCTTTGATGTGAAGAACTTTGTAAGTGCGTTATCCTCAAATGCTCTCTTGCCTACTTCTCTCGCTGTCTTGATAAGCTTAACAGCTACATTATCAACACTATGTGCATTCCTTGAAGCCATAAGCTTATTGGAATTAACAACAATGTGCCTCATCATCTCAACCATTCTGTCGAGGCTTGCAAGTGCATTTACATCCAGGTTTCTAAGTGCAAGCTGATTATCTACTCTAATCTCAGGTCCTACTTCATCCTCAAGCACTCTGATTGATTCCATAATAAGCTCAATATCATCAACCATATCCTGTGGAATATCTACATACATTCCATCATTCTGCTTTGCCTGGATATCCTTAACCATATTGTCGATGGCTTCCATTGCTCTTGCGATTGATTTATCTTTCTGCGTTGACTCTCCACCACTAAGGTATCTCTTTGACGAAAAGTCGATTGCATCAAGAAGTGTTGCCACAGGTGCTTTGAGATCATCAATAATATGATGCTTTGCACTATTCTCAAGAAGTAGTTTCCTGAGCTTGTCTGCATTGCCTGAGATTTTTGAGATAAGTCTGTTTCTCTCTCTCTGATCTCGCTCACCCTGCTTGCGATCTCTTACAGCTTCTCTTAGCTTGCTGATCTTTTCATCTCTGTCATCTCTTACCTTTGCGAGTGCCTCTTTGTACTTCTTCTTGTCTCGCATCATCTGCTCTGTATACTTGTCGGTCAAAGTCTTTACTGTGCCGATTCCGTAATACCGATTTACGATGTTTTCTGCAAGGTTGTTGATTGCTTCAGTTGTTGCTGCATTCTCGTACACGTTAGCTGTCTGATAAAGATTATAGTAGTGATTGAGGAATGCTTCAGGCATATTCTCTGCTGCAATGTTTGCTTCCCATCCAAGAGTATCAGAATAGTGATTGAATAATTCCTCAAAGCTCATTCCCTGGTCTTTGGTGAGAATAATCTTGCCCATGAACATATTTCTGTAGGTATCACCATAGATGTTCTTAAGCTCTGCTATCTGTCTCTCTGTGAGATGTACTCTAGTCCCTCTTAAATCTCTTAAGATGTGCTGTGCATATGTATCACCTGTATTCTCTACTCTAGCCTCGCTAAGTACATTAGATGCTATCTGTGAGAAGCGATCCATTACTTCCTCAAATGAAGTCTCGCTATTGTGGAACTGATGATATGCTTCTTTAAGCTCATTAAAGAGATCATTCTTTTTATATGAGCTGTTTGCTTCTCTAAGGATTGCTGATGCAACATTTCTGATGTCATCATCATTAAGCACTTTGCCGAATGTCTGCTTTCCCTGAAGCTTGTACTTCTCTTTAAGCTGATCATATGCAGCCTTAAGCTGCGCATTCTCTCGCTCTAGCTTCTTGTTGATGCCGAGGATGTCAGGTGTTTCGGTGTCGACTTTTTGTGAGAAGAGAATTGAATCATCTGATAAGTCATAAATTACCGAGCCATATGTGGTATTGTCTAAAGATGTTCCTCTTACATCAACACCATCATATCCCATAGCTTTCATGAATACTGTTGCATAAGAGTCTTGATTCTTTATACTATCATCGTTATTCTCATAGGCATTTGATACAGCCTTTAAAGCTTTCATAATCTTAGGAGTATCAAATCCAAAAAGCATTTGGAAATCAAATACAGCATCTCTTATCTTGCCATATCTATTCTCGATACTTTCGATACCATCTTTAACAATGTCCTTAATATCCTCATAATCTTCAGCCTCTGTGATATCGATATCGTATGTTTCAGCAAGCTGCCTGTATGCCTTTTCAAGAGTCTCATCAGAATACCGATTGTCAGCATCAATACTCTCTGCAACATCATATACAGATGGAATCAATTTAAACTGATCTTTAGCCAATGCTTCATACCAATTCTGTGGTAGTCCACTATCAAGTCTCCAAAGCGCATCGTGGAGTCTAACACCATCTTTGGAATTCTTAGGCTTAAACAGATTGTACTTTGAGAAGTCTACCCCTCTGTGTGGTCTGTTGCCATATCCACCTCGATTGATCTGCTCCTCGTTGCCTACAAAATAAGTACCTGTGCCAAAATGTCCTGTGCCTCTATCAATACTCTGTGAGCTTCTGTACTCTGCCTTACCTAAGTCTCCTGCGTGGTAGCCAGTGTCTACTTTTTCTGACTTAAATGTGTTGACACTCTCGTTTCCATTTGGTATTGTTGAATCAAATAGAGGAGAATGTGGACCCGTTTCGGACGTATGAGAGATGGAGCTTTGTGGCTCAGTTCTCTCCACAATAACTCTATTTTTTATTATCTCTTCTACATTTGCATCGGAATCCCTTAATCTTTTCTCTGTATTAGCATATATAATTTCCTTTAATGCTTTTCCTGACTCAATAAATTCATTCCACTTTTCGTCTGTAAATCTTAATATTTGGACAGGTACAATAGTTGGATTATATCTTCCACCAATTGCCTCAACAACAACATAAACCCCATCGATTTTCCTTGCTTCTACGAATGTATGTCTCTCATCAAGCTTATCTCCAACAGAAACATTTTCAATAAAATCAGGATCTATCATTGTTACAACAATATCCATAATTTCTTTTTTGGTGTAAGCCATTTGCTTTGATGCGTTTTCTACATTTGGATTATTATGTGACCTAAATTCGTGGTGAAGTTTCCCAGCCTCTAATCCAAATACTTTGTTTTTAATTCCATTAACACCCGTTGCCTTTTCAATCAATTCAGCTAAAGCCGATGGAATTTTAGATATTTTTATCGTGTTAAAAGGATAATCCGTTTTACCTTTACTAGAAACCTCTTCAGCAAAGTTTATAATTTCGTTTCTATCAACCAACAGATTTTCATTAAGTGTTTTCTCTATTTTGTCAGAATACCTTATATCCTCATTCTCTGTAGGATGCTCATTTGATGTTAGCTTAACCTGATTTGAGTTAAATGCTATATATACATTTGCCTCGCTAAGCTTACCTCTCTCGGTAGCATACTTGCCATTATCCTGAACATTCTTGATGATTACTCCATCGTATCCATTTTGGCTTGCATACTTAGCTAACTGTCTTGTGTTATAGCTCTTGATTTCAAAAGCTCTTGCTCTGAGGTACTCATCCATCTCCATTGGATATCCATCCTCGTCAAGATGTTCGTCAGCATTCCAATTTGCGTATTCTTCATCAAGCTCGTTTGCGATCTTCTCAAGCTCTGCCCAATCTTCCTCTGTCCAAAAATCTGATACAGCATCACCATTTTCCTCAATCTCATGCTTAATATAATCAAGTGAAGAAACAATATTGCCAATGCTTTCTGAAAGTAACGAGTAATCAATTGATGCATCAAACTTCTTTGCAAGGTCAACAAATCTAAGCGAGCTTGAAACCAATGGCTCTAACTGATTTAAATCTTCTTCCAAATAAATTCTGTTCCAATTAGCACCACGAGCATCTATCTCAAGAGGATTTGTAATATTGAGATATACCTTATATTCCTTGCTATCATCATTAACATAGCTCTGTGCCATCTCTCTTGAGTCTGTAAAGAAAAGGCTAAGTTTGTCATCGCTAAATTTAGGATCAAATACAGTAAATCCGTATTGCTTGCTACCATGATATACAGGAACAAGATTCCCCTCTGCATTTCTAACCTTTGACTTCTCAAAGAACTTTACCTGGTCATCAGTAAGGTTATTGCCCTCTGAATCTACCTTTGAAGAATTGAGCTGAAGCTCATCCTTTACCTTGCTCATTACTTCATCAGAGAATCTTGTCTGCTCTTCTCTCTTCTTGCCCTCTTTAAGAATCTTAAGCGCAAGCTTTTCATCGATATCAGGAACTACATTACCCTGTGGTACGATATTTCCATTCTTGTCAAAGAGCTTGAAATCTAGAAGAACTTTGTAGTATCCATCCTCTTTTGAAAACTCTTCAAATCTAGGAGTGAACTTCTGTGCCTTGCATTCCTTTAAGAATGCTTCCTGGAATTCCTTTGCATTCTGTGGATTGTACTTAGCAAGTACATCTGTGTAGATGTTGATCTCTTTATTCTTAGAATTGCTTCCTGCCTGTTTTTTATCAAGCTGTACATCCTTGTAGTTTTCCCAAGTGAGAATGCCCTTTGCGTGAAGCACACTCTTTTTCTGTCCTGTGTGGAATGGGATAATGTAATCTACAAATGGATCAGCCATAGCAAGTTTAATCTGCTTATCTGATAATCCAATAAGGATATTACCGATATTAGGATTGTCTGTCTCATCAAGGAAGTATTTGCTTGTTACATCAATACCCTCTACATTATCAAAGGCTAGAACTTCTTTTCCCTTGTAGATAGCAATACCATTCTCTGTAGGCTTTACCTTAACAAACTTCTGCTTGCCATTCTCCATCACTCTAGCATAAGCATTTGTGCTTCCTACATTAGCAGGAATGAGTGACCTGTTAAGCTTAATGCCTGTGTTCCTTACAAGTGCTGCAAACTCAGGTACTTTAGTGTAGGTCTGAATCTTCACACCCATCTTGGCACAATCGGTGATAACTTGGCAGATATCGATAAGGTGGATAGCTTCAAAGTCTGAGAATGAGAATACTCTAAGTCCACCCATATTATTGATCTTGTCAATCCATGCAGGTGTATAGTCAAGGATTTCTCTCTGATACTCTGCGTGTCCCTCGATAAGTCTAGCTGATGCCATTCCTCTTGATGAGTTATATCTCTCAAACGCATATGCAATTGTAGGGTGATTTTCCTTTAATGCCTTTAATCCCTCATAGGTTACAAGGTCATACTGTGTAGGGATGTAAGAATCTGTAGCTTTGTACTGTGCAGCCTTAAGTCCGTAGTTTCTTATCTGATCTCTTGTAGGATAAAGTCCTACTTTGTTACCACTACCATTGAGCTTATACACAAGCTTGCTATCACTATTTACAGCATCTTTCCAAAAATCAATAAATAGATCTGCAATCTCACCTGTTTTCTGTCTTCTGTCCTCTACATAACAGAGCGCACAAGCTACTTCGTAGTGAGAATCCACAAGAATCTGTCTGATCTTTGCGATGTCATCTGCTGTGAACAATCTGCCAGGATACTCTTTCTGCAGCGCATCAAACATCTTTGTGAAGATTTCTCTCTTCCTACAAAGGTTTGAAAGATCTACTGTACCCTGCTTATAGTCTGCATTTTTCTTGATAGCCTTGTAGCGATCATCAGGCTTGTAATCAAGGTATTTTGCATTGGATTCATCAAGGATAAATGCTGCAAGGGATTCCTCTGACTTGATCCAATTCTTTACCTTTTCAAGGTCACCAATACCTGCCTTTGCGTTGATATCCTTTGCGACTTCATCAATAGCCTGTTCATATGACTCAAAGCCATGTTCCTTATACACTTCACTAAGTGTCATTCGTACAGAATTATTTACTACTGTGCCACTCTCAGAATCATATTCCATTCCAAGATCCTGCTCTACAGCTTCCATCTTCTGCTGCTTTGCAATAGCCTGAGCAAATGCCTCTGCCCACTTCTTCTGAATGTCCTCAAATGCTCCGTCAATCTCTCTAAGGATTCTAGCCTCTTCTGCCTGAGATTGGTATCCATTCATAAGCTTCTTGATGAATGATCTTATACTGTCGAAGAATTTAGTAACAGCTTTCTTTACTTCACCAATCTTGCTTCCATCTATAGTAGATAAGATATCCGTCATCTGTTTTGGATCATTTAACATATCCTCACAAGCACGAGCGATTACTTCACTCTTTGCTTCGGTCTCACTTAGTCCTTTATCCAGGTACTTCTGAAGCTGTCTATCCCACTCGGTCACACCATCCTTGCTTACACCTTTGAAGTAATCCATAATTGAGCTTTCAAGCACTCTGTATGCGCTCTTTGCATTAGCTTCCATATAGTGAGTAAGCTCATGTGCCATAGTATTTACTACATATCTAGCACCATTCCTGTCATAGCTTTTGGTATATCTAGCAGAGAGGTTAATCATCACACCATTTTCAGATGCCTTAAACCATCCATTCTCTGTGTCTGCTGATGGATCATCAATAACTGTTATGTTGACGCCCATCTTAGATAAGCCCTTTGCAAAGTTGTAAAGCACTTTCTTGTTTGAATTAAGTGCCTTGTAATTTAGATTGCTCTTGAAGTTTCCACTCTTAAGCTGACCATTCCACTCTTTCAATGCCTCGTTAAGCTTTTCCTCACTTAATCGTGCTTCTTCACTGATCGATTTCTGCCCAAGCTTAAATGCTTCTGTAAATGTTTTGATTCCAAGAATCTCGCCCACAACACTATTAAGCAAATCATCATTTCCCCTCGTGCCTGCCTCGTATGCAAGGTTAAATGCAGATGCATAGTTTTCTATGTTGCCATCCTTGTAGTTATCAATCATAGCTTTCTGCATAAGAGGATTGTATTTGCTTGCTTCTCTAAATAGCTTTTCTGCATTCTCTGTCATTGCACCATCAGCTATAGTGACTTTCTCTCCGTTTGTCTTTTCAATAACTAACTTACCGTGGTCAACGGAAACCTTTTCAAGGTTATTAGTAAATGAAAAAGCATTTTTTATACTCTCCTGTGTATCCTTAAGACTCTTTGTCTGCTCTGATGGGTTTTCCTTAAGATTGATTCCGTTATTCTTAATATCGAGGATTACATCCTGCACAGCATCCATAGCGAGGTACTTCTGATCTGCGCCCTTTACAGCCTTGCTTCCACCATCAATGTATGCCTTTACTACTTCTGCTGCTTTCTCATCCTTAATGCCTCTAGCTGATAAGTTTTCCTTAATAGCTGTAAGCTCGTCTACCTTTTCACTTTCATATACACCCTTTGCTGTATCAGCCTTAACAGCATCATACACAGCCTTTATATCGGCATTGGTAGCTTCTTCGAGCTTTCCGTTTTCTGTGTCTTTTATGGCTTTCTCATAGAGCTTGTAGGCATTTGAATCTTTATCCATCCCCTTTACAGTATTTTCTATCTGCTCAAGGTTATTTGTTGACTTTAATCTGTCTGCTACAGCTTTGTCCTCGTATGCTTCCTGAGTGTTTCCTGTGGCATAATTAAATACTGTGCCTGCACCACCAAACATAATTCCACCAAGCGCACCACCTAATGCATCACCACCAAGCTCCTTTAATCTGTCACCAATAATCATTGATATTGCATCTGATGGTGTTAACCCTCTTGCTATGTATGAGTTGTAATCTTCCTTGAATTTATTCTGATCACCATTAATAAGCACATCTGAAAGATAGTCTGCTAATTCTTCCTCAACCTCTTGGAGTGCTTCTGTGCTTGAACTACCAACCAAAGTCTTAGCAACAAGACCACTAATCTCCTTAGCTGTCTTTCCGTCAAATCCATGCTTACCAACCTCGGCTAATTTATCGAGCTTTCCGTGTGAAATGCTTTCTGTGATGGCTGTAGTAATAGCACTTGATATTCCACCTGTCACAATTCGTGATGGGTTTAATCCTCTCTCTACTCCCTCATTGATTGTAGATGCTCCCTTTTCAATGCCCTGAATGGCACTACCGACATTGCCATTATTAGCAAGTTTGCCAATGAGCATTGCGTATCCCTCATCGGCAATAGACATACCCTGGTCATACCAAAACTTTCCTGCCTCGCTGCCGATATCGTTACGAGTCTGTTCTCTTACTACATCTGCATAATTTTCATAACCACTAATAGGATTACCTGCAAGATAATCGTATGTAGTCATTCCTACATTAATTGCAGACTCAAAAGGATTAGCAAGTACAGCACTAATATTTGCACCCACATGATCATTCTGTGTATTCTCGATTGTAGCCTCACGAGTATATGTATCGAGCATCATATTCATAGCATCGGTGGAATTAACCACACCACTATTTACGATTTCCTCAAACTTGCTCTGTGCTTCCATCTGAAGAGGATTATTTGGCTGATTCATTGCTCTGAACAATTCATCCGTCATACCTGCATCAATCATCTTCTGTTTTGTCTCTGCGTTTGTAATCTCTCTGTATCTGCCCGATAACTCTTGTTTGCGATTGTAGTCCTCGTTATCATCTAAAGAGAATACTGTTTTAAGGTTTCTCGCATAGTTAGACATAAAACTTTCGTTTGGATTATAGTTATACGTCATATCACTAAACTGTTTAGCCTTGCGCTCAAAGAAATTACCAGGATTAAGAGAATTGTATTCTGCCTTTACCTCATCATCTGTCATCGATTTAAGGTCATAGTATGTACCATTTGTCTTTGTTGGAACTGTATAGGTATTCTCGATTCTTTCTCTATTAAGTTTATCTGCCTGACTTTTTCTGTAATCTATGCCACTTGTCCTTGCACCGATTGACTCTCTATAAGCAGATGCTCTGCCCTTGTTTGAATTGTTTGATGAAATAGAAGAAGAGCCTTGTGAAAGGCTCTCTCTATATGCGTTTGCTCTATTGGAATTATTACCCATTTGTTTTCTCCTTTAGTTATATGATGGAACAGCTCCTGAATATCCCCATGCCATTAGCAATTCTTTTGCTTCTTTCTCTGAATATCCCTGCTTTAGAAGATTTGAATAAGCATCTCCTATCTTCATCGATCCACCATTTGGATTAATCATTATGCCATTTCCGTTGTAGGTGTAATTCTGTCCATACTGATTTACATAGTCTACAATCTGCTCTACATTGACATCGCTGTTGTATCGGTCAACAACCTTATCAAAGGCATCCCATCCACCCTTGTTATATGCATCAAGTGCATCCTTAAGCTGTGTGGTTGTGGCTTCCTTGTAGGTAATTCCACTTGAATCCTTGCTCTGCTGTGATGTGTAATCCTTGCTCTGCTGTGATGTGTAATTCTTGTAATCCTGGTCTGCATTGTGCTTTGCTACACTCAAGTTATAGTTTGCTGTATCCCAATAGTTTGAATACTCTTTGTTATACATACTGTCAGCATTTGCAAGGTTTGCGCTGTAAGCTGTTGCGAGTCTGTCATACTCTGTAGCATCTGCTGTCTGATACATTCCAAGTTTGTTGTAGAGGTCCTGTCCCTCTGCCTCGTATGCTTCAAGTGCTGTTCTGTAGTAGTCATCAAGATTGTTATATGCATCCTGAACATAGTTGTTATATGCTCCGTTTGCTGCTGCTGTTGCATATGAGCTTCCGTATCCACCTGTTAGAGCAGAAGCCTGACCGATTGTATCGTTCATTGCTTTTCTGCCACTCTCCATACTGTTCTGCAAATACTGTTGGAATAATGGATCGGTATCAGGATCATATGAGAATGATTCTCGGCTATTAATCTTGTCCATCATCTCATTGACTCTGTCGGTATAAGATGTCCTGCCACTTGATAACTGTGAGAGAAGCTGATTGGTGTACTCCATTGCCTGGGTATAAGCAGAACTTGGAGCAAAAGCACCGATACCACTCAAATAACTACCACTATATCCACTCTGCTTTGTTGTAGAGTTATATGGCTTTGCTGATTGTTCTGCCAATGCTCTCTGCCCATCTGTGACAGGCTGTCCTGTGGTGAATCCGTTTTTTAATCCCACACCTGCATTGGTTAATGCCCTTAACACCTCGTTAGTATTTCCTACAAAAGCATTAGGCACTATTTGACCAGGTGTGCCACCACCATAATACGGATTTGTGTTTGTTGTAGATTTGCTCTGCTGTGTGGTGTGCCCATTGTTTTTATTGCCACCACTATAATAGGCATTTGCAAGAGCTTTGGTATCAACTATTGTCTGCTTTGACATCGTTACTCTTCTCCTTTAACTGTTCCTGGATTATTGCTGAAGCCTTAATCTCTACGGAATTCAGCACATCCCTTATTACTAATCTCTTTGCCTCGATTGGAATCTGTGAGGCATTCACTAATTCGATTAGTGAGTCCTCAAGTAATCTAATTTCTAAATCCATACTTATGCATTATCCTTTGCTAATGTGTAAAAGCTCTTAACGTGTAAGCCATCAAGGAAACCACACAGCCTTGTGTATGATGGGGTTGGCGCTTTGTCCTCTAACGTAAAAACTATGTCTTTGCTTGACTCGTTTTTGTAAAGGTATCCGTAATGCCCACTACCTATGCAAGCTATCTTTTGCCATTGGACATAGTAACCATTAATTGATCCTGCCATTAAATGATTGGCTGTAAGATAATTGGCTGTAATGTAATTGGCTTCTACTGATCCCACTCTCGCCTCTAATGCTGTAAGGCTTCCAATAGTCGCATACTGTGCAGCTACCTGACTTGCTGTGATGTAATTCGCACTAATCGTATCTATGCGAGCTATCTGTGCGTCTAAAACCTCTGTCTTGACATATGAGGCACTCAATGTCTCGGCGAGTAATGATGTATAGCTATTGTTGGCAGATATGTTCTGCTCCATATTATCTATCTTTTTCCTGAGCGCACCCGATAGCATATCGTATGTTACGTTATTTAATTCTGACTCTGTCGCATCCTTAAGCTGATTCATGTAGCTTCGCATATTGGAAAGCTGTTTATTGACATCTGCTTTGGTGTTTAGAGTGCTTATTGATGGTAATTCACTCATACATCGCTACCCTGTTCTATTGTCTTGGTGATGGAATATATCTTGCATCCACCCACACCACTTATGCGATATGCGAAGTGATCACATCGTCTTGGTGTAATAGGGATGGTAAATGACTTTGTATTGTTTCCACTCATTTGGGAAACGTGATGCCATACTCCGTCTGAATCATAGCTAATCCAAAAATCAGCAAATGCACCCTGGTCTAAACTCATTCGTATATTAAGTCTGCCAACGTACTTGTTATCAGGATATGCAAAGCCTATAGCACCACTTTCTGCAATCCACTTGATAGGCTTTTCTGTCTTGCCATCACCAAATATGTCTGTTCCATTTACACTTAATAACTTATTATCAAACACGAAATATAACTCATCCTTATGCCTACAAAATTGTTCTGCTTTAGTATTGTCCTCGATAGTCCAAAGTCCTGTGCTATGGTCAAGCACAAACATTGTGTAGATGCCATTCGTGTCCCTCATAGACAGATAATATCTACCATCAATTGTGCCACCTACAGCATCGTAATATCTATGCTCGCCAAGTTTCTCGCTCACAGATTGTGGCGATGCTCCGTCAAAGGCATAAACATCTGTAACACCTTTGTAATAAAGGATTCCCTCTATTATGGTTAATGATTTGTATGAGCCTTTCTGCACTCCCCTATCGTGCTGTTCACGGTATGAATGCGCACCACTTCCACTTACTGTTACCTTAAGGAAAGTGTTTTCCTTAAAGAAGATTGGATTCTGATTGTAAGTGATGGCACCTGTGAATTCTCCGTCGCTACCTACTGTTGCCGAATATGAATCAAGAGATGTGCCACTAAAGTATGTCCAATTGGTTACATCACCGAGCTTACAACAATAAATCTCGTGTCCGTCTTTAGAGCATCCCCAAAGGCGATTCTGACACTCTGTAAGGTAAGGCATATCGGGCATCTTTCTCTCAACTGACATAGGCATATCCGTGAATGTCTTATTTACGTTAAGTAAGCCTGTTATTGTGATGTAGTCATCGCCCTTATCCACAATCCACGAATTGATTGAGAGCTTTCCGTCATCCTCTTCATTGACAAATATCTTCTTTGCGTAGTCCCAATTGGCAGAACTGTTGTCAATGGTAATCTTTACACCATCGTCTTTCTTGAAATTCTTTCCTATGCCTGTGGATGCAATCTTTAGGTATGTAGTTGTAACACTACTCCACATCTTTGTGGTTTCTGAATACACCTTGAGAGATGTCTTTGTGTCCGTTGTGGTCATCAGATAGTCACCACTCTTTGGTGCTGTGGATTTGTAGTAGGCTTCATCGTGCCATGTAATTGCTGTACCATCTGTGTTGCATAGGGTAAAGGCAATCTCTGTGCCACTTTCAATCTCACAAGAGGCATCTATTTGCCCATACTCGTCATTGTCTGCGTTGTACCACACCTTATCGGGCATAATGACTATGTATGCACCCATCTTGTAGATATCCTTTGCCCCCTCTGTGAGAGCGATATCCATTGTCTTGGCTTCCTCATCGATATAAAGGATGCCATCATCAATCCACACCAATGATTCTTTATCGAGGATGCCTTGCAGATTGTTAAATGTTCTGCACTCGCATCTTAGGTTTCTCGGTGAGAGAATAGGGTAATACTGTGTTGTTATGTTCTTAAGTTTTCTAAACTCTCCCTCTTGGCACTTGAGGGTGTCATTAAGTCCCTGGAAATATGTGGTCATATCTCTTGAGCTTTCAAGCTCTCTTATTCTTGGATACTTCATATACACCTCGCTAAAAGAATCTTATGTTTGACTTATTGATTGGCAGATGTGTTTTGTTCCAATACTTTGCAAAGTTGTCATAGTAAGCATTGAAAAGTATTGCAGAATTGTTATACCTACCTGTTTCTGCATTTTCCTCATCAATCTTCATCTTGAGGTATGCTGTATATACTTCTGTGTATGGAGCATCAACAATAAGTTTTCTGTCCATATCATCTACTGTGTATGGTTTAAACTCTGATACCTCTCCCTCGTGGGTAAGAAGAATGTCTGTGTATATTTGATGGTCAAGGCTTGACAGCCACTCAACCTTGTCCTCTGTCTCGTACTGATTTGGTTTAAGTCCGTCTACTTTGTCTATTGCTTCTTTAATAGTCATGTTTTCTTCTCCATAAAAAAATAAGAGGATGACAGCAATCATCCTCCCGTTACTCTACATTCCTTTAGGCTCTTTGTTCTTGACACTATCTGAGTATTTGTTTGCATACTCAAGAGCCTCGTCCTGCTCTTCAATCATCTTTGCAAGCTCTTCAGGTACTTCAACATATTCCCCTCGCTTGATAATATAATTCTTAAAGTTGATGGAGTAGAATTCCTGCTGTGGATGTCTAGGATCAGGATCTCTTGGTAACTTGATTGTCACCATCTTTGGTGCTGTGTCTGCTGTCTTTTTTGTTTCTGCCATTTTATCCTCACTTCCTAAAAGCCTTGAGGGTAGGATGGCGATTCCTACCCTCGATACTTTATTTAATTAATTAGTTAGCCTCGTCTACATCTGAGTAGAATGAGCCTGTCTCTACACGAAGCATTCTCTCCTGATAAAGGATCTTAGCTCCATGATTGAACTTGTAACCGATAGTAGAGAACTGATTAAGAGGTCCACCTGCCTGGCTCTTGTCCTTGATGATCATTTCCATACCCTCACCTGCAGGATCAAGAACACCGAAAGCATCCTTACCAAATGCAAGTGCAGCATATGTAGCTACATCACCACTCTTGTATACCTTTACATTGTTTGACTCGATGAATCTTACACCATGAAGTGTACCGATTTCTCCGTTGAAGATAGGAGCTACATCGGCATACTTGTGTGCCTCAATCCACTCCTGGCTCTGTCTAAGGTCATAAGCCTGTGATGGGTGAATGACCATTACATAATATCCGTCAAACTTAGGAGCTTTGTTCTTCTTAAGCCATGTAGCAATCTGTGCTACGAGCTTTGGAGTAAGAACTGCTGTTGCATCAAGGTCTGCTCTTGAAGCTGATGGAACTTCACCTGATGCTGTATGCTTTGGAGCAAATACCTTTGAGTTACCTGCTACAAGAATGTTTCTTGTAAGAGTATCAAATGTTTCACCCTCTGCTGCACCCATCTCTTCAGTAGCACCAAAGATAACATCATCATAAGACTCCATCTCAAGACGATCTGTAACAGCTACAAAGTCACCATACTGATTTGTTGCAGCCTCGATAGCTGTCATACCGAATGTCTGTCCTGTAGGAACAACGCCCTCAGTAAGTGGTGTAAGAGCCTTATCGAAAGTATTGAACTTTCTCCACTCTACCTTGTTGCCTTTCATAGCCTGCTTCTTACCAAGCTGAGTGAATACCATCTGCTCACGAGCATTCTCAAGAAGAGCTGTGTCATAGAATGTCTTCATTGTAGGAGACATATCTGCTGTAGTTGTGTTCTGCTTTGTTGTGTTAAGTGGTGATACTGTGTTGTAGTTTTCGGTTGCACCGATTGCCTGTGGTGCTACATTACCGAAAAGCTGTAAATCATAATGCTTCATTTTTTATTCTCCTTTAGCTTTTTAAGGTTAGCGATCACTCTCTTAGTGCTGAGTAATCGGTCTAAAAATATTATCTCTTTCGTCTCTGCTCTTCTGCATACTGTCTAAGCTGAGCTAGATTCATCTTGCTAAAGTCCTGTTCGACCACAGCAGGAGCATTGTTTGATAATCCACTCTCTCTTGGTCTGCTTTTTCCACTTGCGATTGCATTAGCTGTCTGTATCTGTGCCTGCTGAGACGCATACTGAGCTGTATTTGCGAGAATCTCATTGTGATGGCAAGCAATGTATGCTGCTGTTGTATCCTCGTTTGTTGCTGCACACATTCTAGCAAATGCAGGATTCTGCAATTCAGTTTCTAAGTTAAATGATGGGTACTGAGCTTTGGTCTTTTCTGCGCTTGCATAGAGCCTCTGCATTCTTTCCTGCTGTTCTGCTCTCTGCTGTGCTTCTACTCTCTGCTGTTCCTCAAATCTCTTCTGCTGATCAGCCTGGGCGACTCTTCTTTCGAGGTCTACCATTCTTCTAGCTTCATCAGTTGAAACATTGTGCTGCATTGCATAAGCTTCATATGTGCTGTCATCAGATTCAACCTTGCTCTTTAAGTCCTCAAGATATGTATCAGATGCGCTGTCCAATCCATACTTTTGAGCAAATAATGCTAAGATTTCGTCTGACTTGTTCTGCTTTTCCTCAAGCCCTTTGTACTTCTTTAAGCGATCACCTATGGTCTTATCCATATAGGCTTTATGCTCTTCCTTGTACTCATCTGACTTGATTAAATCAGAATATGCTACATGGCTAGGCTTTTCTTCCTTTGTCTCTGTAGCTTCAGAGGCTGTGGATTTACCTCTCTGATCTCCACCAGGCATCTTTGCTCTTGCCTTTCGGTAGATCTCTTTTGCGTGATCAGGGATATCACTTGGTACATCTTCTCCTGTTTCGATTGCGCTACCTGATGCGTCTCCACCATCTGCACCACCCTCGCCACCATCGGCAAAAAACTGTAGGTCAATCATTTTGTAATATTTCATGTTTTTTCCTCTCTGCTAATTAAGTTAGCGACTCTATGTTTTTGATTATATTAAACGAGCATTTATTTTTTCTATGCTCGCATAAATTTGACATAATCGGGGTACTGATTTGATAAAAGCTCGTATCCGTCTGCAATGATTTCAAAAGCCTCAAAAATCTCGTCATCCTCTGTAGTCATAGGCTCTGCGCTTATGTGTGCATAGCCAGGATATGCTGTCTTGTATGTGTTGCACTTGCCGAGGCTCTCGTATCTGTCCAATGCTATCTCAAGTGTATACAGAAGCACAGAAGAGGCAGAACATACTATGTCCTTGCCTTTCTCTGCATATCCTGCGTGTCCCTCTATGTGGATTGAAAATGGTCTGTACTGTATCTGTATCATACCTGTGTGCTTTCTCTTGTCTGCTCTCTTGCTTTCTCGTTAAAAGGATGCTCTCCGTTACCCTCTTCAAGATTAACCTCGCCCTCTGCTTGTGGCATTGGCATCTGCTGTCCACCTGCTGTGAGAATCACCTGTCCTAGCATCTCTGCTGTCTGTGGCTCGTACTTCTGTGCTAACTGAAGTGCTACCTGTTCCATCTGCAAGAGTAATTGCTGTGTCATTGATATATTCTTTACTTCCTTAACCACTTCATCCTTGTGGTCAAAGTCCATCATCTCAAGGCATCCAAGTGCCTGGTCTGCCATCTGTGGATTGAAGAATCCTAAGTTGTAGAACTGAAGTGCAAGCTCATTGATCTCCATCTTCTTGTATGGATTTGCTTTTTCAGATGTAACCTCGATATCAAACTCAGGCTTTCTGAATCCCATATCCTGTCCTGCGATATTCTGCTGTTGCTCAATAAGTCCCTCATTTGAGTATGACGTCCACGTATCAGGAGCAATACGGAATGATCTTGGCACATCGTAGAACTGTCTTATAAGCTCCACTATCTGATAGCACACTTCTCTAAATGCTCTGTGGAATGTAAGGTTTGAGCTTCGTGCATTCTTACCACTTGCTTCCTGAAGTGCTGCAATAGCACTACCACTTGTTACACCACTAGGTGTGCCACCATTTGTGACATCCTGGTTTGAAGTCACCCACTTAAGCTCATCTATTTTCTGCTGTAATACCGAAATATAATTGCCATTAAGCTGTGGTGTGTCTATTGGTCTGATGTTTGACTCATCAACCTGCCCCTCAACATGGATTAAGCTCTTGTGTCCATTCTTAAATTCCTCTTCATTTACCGAGCCATCATTTCTGATGAAGAATCTTGGTGTAGCTCCTACAGCAGCATTGTCTGTTACAGCCTTGTTTATAACATCAATCTGTACCTGGCAATCTCTACCGATATCTGTTAGTCCGTATCCACAAAGGCTACCCTCGATTGGGTATAGGCTTGATACAACGAATGGATACTGTGCGTGATCATATAGTCCTCTGTCAGCCATAGACTCGCCTGTAGGGATGATAAGAGGCATACCTGTCTGTGGATCAAGCTCTTGCTTTGTAGGCTGTTTAACATCATTCTCTGTAGCATATAAAAGAATCTGATTTACAAACTTACAGAACTGTAATGTCTTTTTCCCATTCTTCTCTACATGGTAGTACCAATCAACTACAACACTCTTGTGTGTGGTATCAACCTGATCATCATACAAATACTTTGCTAGGTTTACTGTCTTGGCACTTGAGAGCTTATCCTTGCATTGTGGATATCTCTGTTCAAGAAGATCATTGTCAACAAGCTCTGTGTGGAATACATGTGTAGAATCCTGTATGTTAGTGATACCAGGCTCCCAAAAGAGGTTGATGAAGTCCACCTTTTTTACTGAGATATCGCCAAGTCCGTTGTTCTTGTCAGCATCCCAAAATACTCCCTGTACACATCCACCCTGTTTGAGCATGTACCAAGCAATGTCTGAGTATGTTTCCTCGTATCTGTTCTGCTCTAATACAACAGGAATAATCTCTGAGAGCTTTTCGGCTTCAAACTTATCATCCTCTTGCCTTGCTAAGAAGTTGCAGGTAGGATATGAATCCATTGCATCTGAGTATCTGCTCTGTATACAGCTCCATAGCCAAGCTGTTGCAGGATGCCAATCATTGAAGTTTTCACCATCGACATTGGAGTATCTCCATTGACGAAGCTTCCAAAACTCTTCGTTAGCAATGAGCTTTGCTTCAAGGTTTGTTTTTGCGCTCTTGTACTTCTGCAAAATCTCCGTAGCCTTGATGATCTCTTTTTCACCAATCTTCTTTGGCATCTTCTCAAGCTGTGCTTCGTACTGATTATGAGCATCAAGCATTGCCATTTCGTTATTAGCTCTAGCCATCAGCACATCAGCACCACCTGGCTGAATATTAGCCTCGTCCTGAGGCTGTGTCTTTTTAGGTCTTGCCATTTCTATCTCCTTATTATTATCGATTTAGGTTTAGTCCACATATTAAGTGGATCGTGTACTGACTTAAATTCGGTTTCTATCTTTCTAGGTGCTGTAGGTCGCATCATACACATATATCTGCATTCATCGAGGCAATGATCCTCAAGGTCTGTATCCAGGTCCTCAGGCTTATGCTCATCGAACATCATTAAAGGCATACACCTAATGATTGCCTTGCAATTGCTAAAGAAGTACATTGCAGCTTTTCCGTTCTCATCAAACTTAAGTCGCTCATGTACTTGCATCCATCCTGCAATTCGATCATTTATACCAGGCTCAAAGAACACTCCACACTTATCAGCCTCTTCTGCTGCGCTGATTCCATGTGATCCATCCCATATAGACGGATCGGCTACACCTCTTATGCGCTTACCCTTAAGCCAGGGATGTTCCCTCTCAATCTCTGCAATCTTTTCAAACTGTGTCTTGTTAGACCACTTAACGCCCTCGTTAGGTGTCTTGGTGCATCCATACAGCTCAAGTATTCTGTAGAGTGTTCCCTCGTAGTCCTGCGCCCACCAAGCACAAGAAAAGGGATGTCCGTATCCCCAATCGTATGATCTATATATTTTCCAATCACTCGGTATATCAAATGGCTCGATAACATGTGTCCATCGCATCTCATCAAGAGCCTGTTCTGTGGTGATTCCGTATTCCTCACACTTGATAGGATCAGGAGTCTGTCTGAATTCCTCAAAGAATGCTCCCTCAAACACATCCCACCTACCATTAAGCCAAGCCTCTCTTAGCTTTGGTGGTAGTGCTTCAAGCTGTTTGATGTAGTCAGGATTGTTCTTCATAAGAGCTTTATTATCTGTGACTAATGATTGAATGAAAGAATAATCCTCGGGATCTTCTCCATCCTCATATCGTCTGTCTATAAATAGTCTCTTGATATATCCCATTCCTTGACCACCTGGGTTACAAGTGAAGTAGCATCTCTTAGGGAATCCATCTGCACCTCGCATACAAGCTGTGATTTTTCTGAGCTGATCCTCGCTCATATTGGTAGCCTCATCTATGAATATGATGTGCCACTCGCCACCTTGATAGTGGTCTATATCGCTATCACACGAACAGTAATCAAACTGAATGATGCTCCCATTTGGGAAGTACAATATCTTTTCCTGCTTGTTGTACCTTGCGAAAGCTTCTGCTGTGCCAACCTTAAGCAAAGCCTTAAGCTGTGAGATGTGATTCATCTCAAGCTCTTTGTAGGTTTTACGCACTATTAATATTCTTATTCCTGTATGCTTTAGAGCGAGTAAGATGGCTTTCATTCTTACAGCGAATGATTTCCCACCTTAACCCCCTCTTGCTCCACCAAAAGCAATATATTTATGCTTATCCTTGAGAAATATAATCTGTTTCTCTGATGGTTTTGGAAGAGTAAGAGTATTCATGACATCACCCCCTTTCTGATAAATGGATTAATCATTATAATCATCCACCTCAAACTGAACTTGGATGTCATGGCTGTCACTCGACTCTGTATTAAAAATTCCAATCTCACAAAGGTCTTTCATCATAGCTACAAGTTGTTTCTTGCCTGCTATATCTGATGGGGCAACCATGTCTACAGATTCCTCTACCTTGTCTACAAGTTTCTCAATTATTCTGATGCACTTATCTGCTACACTCGCCCTTTTATCGCTTATTTGCTCGATTGTCTTTTGTCTTGCTTTGTCCTTTGCCTGTCTTCGGATTGTCTCCCATTGTTCCTTTTTGGCTAAAGCACAGAGCGATGATCTTGCTACTCCATACTTCCTGGCGAGGGAAGATACTGATACATCAGATGAGATATATTCAGTTTTGATCTCATCGTAATTTATTTCTGCCATACCTCGATTCTATCTAAGATATATGCCGATTCTCTATGCTCACCAAATGTAATAAAAAGGGAACATCGAAAGATGCTCCCTCTTTTTTTATTCTTTGTATTTCAACTTAGTGATAGCCTTTGCAATAGGACAGCTTTTGTAGTAGTGCGTATCACAGTAAACGCACTTATACTTTTCTGCTTGTCCTCTGTAGGTAAATATAGTCTCGTTACTTGTTCCTTTCATTAATCCCTCACAAGCTATCCTGTTCACAAATGACTTGCCCTTTGCCTTGTACATTCTTCTGAAGTAAGGGCATATAGCATCGCTGTCCTCAAACATATATCAATCCCTTTCGCAAAAATACATTGTCTGTATGTGTGCATAAACCTCACCCTGAATAAAGTTAGCCTGGAACACTACTTTACTCGGCAATTGTGATCCATCTTTCATAAGCTCTTTGGCTATCCTCAATGGTCTCTCTCTTGGTGGTTTGTCTATTCTTCCACTATCCACCACGGAGTATTGTCCTGGCTGATATATGACATCGTGTAGGGTGTCAGGAAATAACTCACTTTCCACCCGATTAAGCACTACTGAGCCTGTGTAGTAAAGCATCAGATCCTCGCACCAATCGTCTCCACACTCGGCATCGATAAGTCTTGCTAACAGCTCTGTTTCCTCATCAATCTTTTCGTAAAAGACATCATCAGCGAGTCTCTCTGCTGCAATCGGTTTTTGCAACATTGCCAACATCAGAATGGTTGCTACCACGTTTTTTCTTCCTATCTCGCATGAGGTGATCTACCTCGTCTGCCTCAAATGGGCATTTACACCAATTGCACTTATTGGTCTTGGTGTAATTTATGTATTGCTTAAGCTCGTTGCCACAAATAGGGCATACAATCTCATGTTTCATTAAGCATCTCCTCTGCAATCTCATCGATTGTCTTGTGCGTAAATTTGATTTTGTCCACAATCTTGTTGATGATGTCCCTCTTAATAGCTTTAACCTCTTCCTCGGTATATTTTCTATGTTCGTTCTCCATTTCTGCTCCTTTAACCCTTTATATTTTTGAAATAACTTTAATTCTTCCTCTGTATTGCTTTTTTCCACGAATAGCATCTTCGCAACTTCCTAGCTCTAAATATGGTACTAACTCACTACTCATATCCTTTAGCATAAACTCAAGTATTTGTTCTTCGTTTATGTATTCAGAGTCAATGAAATCTATCTCATAATATGATTCAATAGTTTCAATATTATGCTCTCTCATTACAATTCTTGGGCGTGTTTCTTTAAGTCTCTCGACTTCTTTTTTTAATTCATCTATTAGCCTATCTTTTTTTGTTTTTATCCCAAATATCATTTCTGCTCCTTTAACCTCTCCAACATATCCTCGACAAATTCCTTATCTGTTTTCTTAAAACTTTGAATAAGTGCGTCTGTTGCCCTTTTCATTTGCTGATTAGTGTTGTTATTCATCATCACGAATAACTGTATTGTATTCTGTATAAGCCTTACTAACTCTGCTATTGCTATAATCCAAATTGCTATAATCATTTATTTCTGCTCCTTTAACTTGCAAATTGTTTTTCTTGTCAAAGTGCATTTACTCATGCACTCATAATTCTTGCACCATTCTTTACGCATAGGATTAGGATATTCAACCCAACACTTACACTCTTTCTTTGTAGGTTTTCTCATTTCTCTTTTCTCCTATCTTCCATAACTACCAAATCCGTTTGAACCTCTTTCGGTTTCCTCATCAATAGAATCAACCTGTTCAAGTTCCACGTTTGGAATTGGTAAAACAACAAACTGAATCAACTTGTCTCCCTTATTGAATGAGTGACTGAATTTAATATTTAACTTTTTCATTTCTACCTCCTATACCAATCTAATATCTCCACTTGCGAATATTCCAC